CATACTACGCGGCAATAAGAACTGACCTTAAGGATAGTGGCGCACTGTGGGATGACCCTGAACTCAAGCGCAGTGTGGAACGAGCGGTGTTGGATTTGTCCAGGTTTATGCCACTTGAAGCAGTGTATGAACAAACACTGGTTGTCACTGTCACAGATGAATCATTTACCACACCAACTACCACTGCTGCAACCGCATATGTGAATGCTGAGGATATTAGCGCCAGTACTGATGGAGATACTGCCACGATTGCGGACCAAACACCTGATGTCCCACGGCGAGTGACCTTTACATTGACGGATGCCAATGTTTCCATCACTGAGTTGACTGTCATTGTTAAAGGTGCGGATGCTGATGGACAGTATATTGAGGAGTGGTTCTATCTCTGGAATGGTTTAGTTCAGACAGGTGAAAAGCAATTCAAGACCATCAATGAGGTAGAAATCCACAACATCGCTGGTGGTGGTGCATCTGATACCTTGAGCATTGGACATAGCACTGGCTTTGCTGAATGGCAGAACCTCGCTAATAGGGTAATCAAGCCTGAATCAGAGTCCATTACCAGTGACCCTGCTGGTACCACCTACACTAGGAACACAGACTACTATATGGACTATGCCAATGGTCGTATCCAGATAATCAGCGGTGGGTCCATGGCAGTGAATACTGGGTTCCTTGCTAACTACACCAAGAGCAGGATAGCTATAGACATGGCTGTTATTTTACCAGTCATGACTCGTATGGTACGTGTTGAATATCCTGTGGATAAGGTACCACAACAGTTTGTTACCAACACTAACATCTGGGATGGTATGCTTTGGATAGGCAGTCAATTCACCGGCAGTTCCCAGACACAAATGACCGACAATGAACACATCGCTATTTATTATGAACGGGAACATACTGCTCCCAGTCTGTATACTAGCGGCAGCTTCCCTCGATTCATGGACCAGGTAGTAACACTAGGAGCAGAAGCATACGCACTGTTTATCAAAGCATACCAAGCAGAGCATCAGGCAGTGTTGGACCTGGCTACCATCCGTACTGAATTAGGGTTGACAACCGATATCCATACACTTCTTACCGCTGCTCAGGTAAATGTGGAAAAGTACCTCCATGATAATGGTACTTCGGATGCTGTTAGTGCGGTAGGTAATATTGTTACCAGGGTAGTTGAATTACATCTTAAAATAGAAGCTGCTTTAGATGTAATGTCTGGTTATCTTGATGATGTCGATGCTACTGACCTCGGTAAGGCAGATGTTGGTGCGGAAGCATTGCTTGAAACTGGTGATGGGCTTATCAACACCCACACTGTCAATGGTCGAGCGATAGAAAATTATGCCGCGTATTCCCAGAGTCGAGTGCTAATTGCACAGGCTAGGACACAGGCAGCACTTGGATATGCACAGGAAGCAGCGGCAAGACTTAGTGCTGTCCGCAGCTATATTGAAGAATCAGGTTCCTACCAGGGTATAGCTGCTGGATTCGCCGGCAAGGTCAGTGGCTATCTCAACCAAATAAATGCCTACCTTGGAGAAGCAGCGCAGTACCAATCTGTTGTTTTAGGTGATTTGGAACTGGCAGATAGGTGGCGGGCAGAAGCCATTGAAAAGCGGGCTGAGTTCCACAGCACCCTGAGAAATAGGCAAGAGTACCGTAGTAGGACTGCTATAGTAGCTGGCAAGCAGCCAGCATAGGAGAGCGACATGCATTTCACATTGAAGATTGGTTATATCTTTGGCAATTGGAAACACACCTGGGGAAGCGCACTACATGGTATAGAGGTCTACATCGGTATCATCATTGTCTAGTATGTAGTTCAGGTCTTCCTCACTGGGCCGTTCATCCTGTTCATACTCAGCTACATTATAGAAACCTTTACAATCATCAGAACTAAAAGTGATAGAACAGTTGAGGCATATGTACCATCCTTGCCAGAACCATGTCACACGTTTACCTTCACAGTTTGGGCAGTAGTATCCATGTGTATTTAATTTACGTTTCCAGAAATTGTAATCCTCCACCACATATAGTATATCCTCTTCACGTGGTTTACCTTGATATGGACCTGGCCATGGATTAGTGTAGTAAGGTTGGCGGTTCTCAGGTGGGATAGACAGCATTTCCGCTTGGGTTATGTTTGGCATTATTCTCCTGGCATCTTGCCTTCTTTTAGCCCAAGCATATCGTTATCGTCTATCAGCATCCACTCACCAAATCCCTTTTGGTCGTCTTCGTGGAGTTGCTTCTCCAGCCACTCAGCTACAGCCTTTAGGGTCTTGGTCTGGGAGGCATTGGCAATGAGTCTATCTGAATTACCTAACCTCATAAGTTCTGTTTTGTTACTATGAGGGCTTCCGACTCGACTTAGATAATACCCAGCATGTCTGATTTCTTTGTTTGTTAATAAGCCATCCATTATTCCTGCCTCCAATTTATTCCCATCTGGAGAGATATTTAACCTCAATCGGTGTCTCAAATGGTGCAATACTTTCCAACATCTTAAAGTTATCCTGATGTACGAACCCATCCACCAGAATCTCATCATGTATCTGGAGCCGCATGTCCATCCCAGCTTCATCACATAGGATTAACCCGCGTTTCAATACTTCCGCAGCACTGCCTTGATTAGGATAGTCAACCGCCTTACGTGCTATCCCATCAGGGCTGTCCTCACCCAGTGCTGGCAGTCGTATGTTCCTGCCAAATATAGTGGTCACATAACCATGTGCTAATCCATATGCTTGGATATCCACGATGTATGCTGCTGCACCTGGGAACTTAGAAAACCACATAACCTTCAACTGTGCCGCACGTTGTAGAGACACACCGGCCTGTTCCGACAATGTTGTTTCAGTAGCTCCATACACCATAGCAAAGTTAATTGTCTTGGCTAGTCCTCTACGAATACCTAGAAACTCCGCAGTTTGGTAGTGTATATCTGCTTCCGGGTTTATGGTGTTATCAGGGTTAAACCGAGGCAGTGAATAAATCCTGAGCATTTCCTTATCTTGCGATAGGTATGCTAGCACTCGCAGTTCCAACTGTGACCAGTCTGTATCTGTCCATATACCGGTATCTGGCAATAGGATTCCACGCATTTCACCTTTAGGAATATTCTGCATATTCCTCTTAGTGCTGCTTGGTCTGCCAGTTATAGCATCCATATGAAAGCGGGTATATGCGCGTTCGTCATTGCCCCATGGTTTGATGTATGTACTTAGGAGTTTTGATTGCTTGCGCCACCTGAGAACAATACCAGCAAGCGGGTCCACCATCTTTGGCAGTATCTTTTTACCATCTGTAGAAAGGTTCTTTTTGGTTCTATCCGTGTAAGGTAGCTTGGGGAAGACAGCATAGGCACCACGTTCCGCCAAAATGTAAGCCACCTGTTTTGGGCTTCCAGGTTTCTCAATATCTTGGTCATTGCATAACTTGAGTAGATAGTCCACATCATCCTGTAGATTCTCCTCTATTATTTCCCTTGCTTGCTGGTCAATGAGTAACCCCTTGTTAGACATCTTGAGTAGTATCGGGATTACTTTCATTTCCGTTTGCAGGTACTCGTAATCTATGTCAGGTAGAAACTCCAAATACAGCTTGAGTGTGGCACTGCTATCCTGCATACACTTAGCAGCGCAGGTTTTTTCTGGCAAGTCAAGCATGGTCTTGGCGCTATATTCCTTGAGTACTTCCTTGACCTCATGTACTTCCATATGATGGACATGCACAAGGTCAGATAGCACTGCTGATTTATAACGCAACAACCTAGCCATGATAGCTGTGTCCATGACGTTGGTGTTATCTATTTCAAAGTCTTCCATGGTGTGTAGGTCAAAGGGCGCATTATGGAATACTTTAACCACAGATGGGTCTTTGATTAACTTCCATGGTAAGTAACTGCTAACTGTTGGATGCAATGGGAAATAGAAACTAACCCGTGGTGTGATGGATATGCCAATACCAACTGGCGTGGTATCCTTGAGCGAGATAGTCTCCACGTCCATGCCAACCAGCTTGGGGTCAGCATTAGTAATGTACCTATCATAGGTACCACTGTCTGCTGGCTCTGTACCTAAGTAGTAGAAGTTTTCATCCGGAAAGTGTGCTAAGTACACTCTGATTCTACCTCTACTTCTGTGTCATGTAGCAGGTATTTAGGTGAGAGAGCAAGTAGGTCGCCTATTCTTACTGTAAGTTGTCTATCATCCTCTTGTGTTATGCGTATCCTATCGCCTTCTTCTAGTGTAAGGTGTAAGTAATCTCCCTCCATTTCTAATCTCATATCGGCCTCCTATAAATAATTATATCCTCATCATCTACAGTTTCCTTGCCTTGAGACCTGGCTATCTTAGTAAACGCATTGCCCATGCATTCCCACTTGAACCACGCATAATCCTCAAAGCCTATCCTATGGCAGACCTTAGTCACCCACTTGGATAGATATAACCTCTCGCCACCTTCTATTCTATCCTTGATAACAATGGTCAGTGTGCCACCAGGACGCAGTGACTCGAAGCATAGCTTGTAGATTTTCTCCATCGCTTTGTTATAAAGGAATGTAGATAGCTTACTAAGGTTCCTTTGATTTTTGGAGTACTCAAACATCTGTACGTCCATTTCTACTAAGAAATCATCAGGTGCATCCTCTCGTTTAGTGCGTACCTTCTTGATGTTCATAGCTCCTGCATATGGTGGAGAAAACATAATATGGTTGCATGTTATCGGCAATACAAACCGGCAATCACCATGAATGAGGGTCACCATGCCTTGAGTGGTGGGGTCAACCTCATGTAGGTTATGCATAGCCTGTTGCTGTAGTTTGTGGTAGCCTTCCTCAATCTCTAGCAGTACTACTCTCCTACCTTTAAGTGCACCTACCAGCAATGACCCAGTGCCGCTAGTCGGGTCCAATAGCACTTGCCCAGGTTCACTGACATAATCAATCATTGCTAGTTGTAGGTGTAGATTGAGTTTGGCAGGGTGCTTACCCACTTCTTCGGGAAAGAATAGTTCCTTCCTGAACCCTACATCAGATGGGAATTTGACCCATCCATGTTCATTGCGTGGGAACTCTGGTGCAAATTGTTTTACCATGTTAGTTCTTTCCATGAAGGTTTTGCATGTACTCATAATAAGCACATTTATCAGTAACTTTACATTCACTACATTTCTTAGGAGGCCAACAAAATGCTATTGTCTTTTTGGTTTCGTTAGTCATGCTTACGATTCCTGCTTGAGACATCCTTAAAATATTCCGTATAAAGTTTGATGGATAGGGTCAGTATTAGTAGGTTAATGATGATACTACCTAAACCTACCCATATTATTGCATCAATGCTCATTTAGCTAGTGCCTCCTTGAAGTTACTCATTAGTTTATCCTGGCACTCAGTAGAACAAACCCATGCTTGGAAATCAACGTCTGCAAAGTGGGTTTGTTCTGCACATATGGTACATGCTGCTGATGAGTTATCTATCTGTATGATACCTCTATCTGGCTGCTCACCGTTAAACTTTGTCATTGTGCTGCTCCATGAAATACTTAATAGCTAGGCATTGCCTATCCCATATGTATTCCCGCCACCAACTATTGAATGACGGTCTCACTAGTATTAGGTTCATCGTTCCCTTCGGAGCCTTGATTGTCATTATCACTTCTGGCACTGGCTTCCTCCTCAGCGATACGTTCCTGTTCTATCTGTGCTTCCTCAACCTGAACAAACAATTCACCATCAGCACCATAGAATACAGGCACTCCATCTATTTCTGGAATATTCGGTATAACTATAGCTGTTGGGTTTTCACCCTTATGGTAGTACCGGTGCGCCCTGAGGTACGATACCAGCATACCTCTATGTACGGAATCCGCAATTACAAATGCCTTAGCCATTGTTGCCTCCTATAACTGGACTTTTCTCACATAGTGTAAATGTACCTACACCGCAGATGTAGACCACAACACCATCACCAATTTGTTTTAACCGTTCAAATAGTAATTGGTCTTGAGTTCCTTCATGTATGATAGTAACCTGTACTTCTCTCTGTGGCAGTTTATTAGGTTTTTCAATAGCTATTCTCATGGCTACCTCCCAATTGCTGTAAGTATTTTCCTTGCACTACTAAGTCCTAACATCTTACCACTTACCAAAGTAGCAGCTATCTCAGTGTCATCCTGATTAAACAGATTCCAAGGTGTTCCAAACCTCTCAATGAGAGCCTTGGCACGTTCCTCTCCAATACCAGCATTCTTTAATCCCATCAATGAATGGACATACGGGCTTTGTCCCTTAATAACAATATGTTCCTTTACATATCTATTCAAGGTAGTATGTTCCAGCTTGAGTGAGTTGTTATACAGTGCAACAATTGCATACGCGGTGGTTTCCATATCCATGGTCTTAACCGATGTGATGCCAGCTTTATCCAACTGACTGAGCCATGCTTGGAACCCAGCATACGACACATGATACTCACGACCTGGCACTATGATATTTCCTTTCTTGGATTTCTGCCATGCCTGTGTGATAGAACCATGCATCTTGGGGACAGGTTTGCAATCACCTTCATACAGTAGCAGTGTCTCCTCGACACCACTCTCAATTTCTCTCCGTAGCTGAGTCTCAATCTTACCCATGCCGGAAAGTATCTCCCCAATTTGTTTGCGCTCTATTTGTATTCTATGTCCATCAACCGCTACCCACATGTAGTCCGCGTATTTAGGATTAAGTGCGAGCCTGTGGGTAGGCACTACCTGCTTTATCAGTGCTTCAATGAGTTCAGGTTCATGGCTATCTACTAGGATTGTCATTGCTATCTGCCTGACGTACCTCACCTGTTTTGTTGTTTACATGGTATATACCGATTAGATGTAGTCTGCTACGTATCCTTTCAAATAGGTCATGTCTTTGTGCAGCTATGATAGTACCTTGTTGAACAAGACTGTTCATAACCACACTAATACCAGCTTCACGTTCAGTAAGTTCTGCTAATTCCTTGAGTTCTGCTTTGGTTACTTTCGGTTTCTTCATTGTATTCTCCTGCTGTATTCCCTGCTAGGCTCACTTTCGTCGCTAAAATAGCTACAATTTCGTGCCTAGCACGCACTCAGATGAACCATGGATACACGTTTGATGTTGGGCTATACTTGTAGATAGTCGCTTCAGTAACGCATGTTCATTATGGCACTCAGAGCGTCTTGTCAACACTAGCTTTCCTTGTGTGTGGTAGTATGGAGAGAGGACTGGCATTTTGTGCAGATATGTTCAACAGTTACCAGTCGTGTGTATTTTTTTCCTTCGGTTGATGATGGAGACTTTACAGTACTAGTTGTTGTGATAACATGTTCCTGACATTTAGGACACCACATGCTATTCTCCTTCCGCTGCCAGTCTGGACATTTCAACTAGCTTTGCTACTTTGTCATATGTAGGTATGCGAAGTTCTACCCCTACCAAATCAATGCACTCAGCTAGGTCAATGACTGCATGAGGCTTGAGTTTCATAACCGGTGTATCATCCTTACTAGTATCTATTTCCTTAAGGAATGTATGTACGATAACATCAGCACTGTCACCGAGTGTGTTCCATCCCTTGCGTTCCTTCTTGCCAGTCTTTTCTTCCTTAACCTCACCGCCACGTAGCACTGGTCCATACTGGTCAGTACTGTGATGAGTAATGATAAGGTTAGTGCGATTCGCCTTTGCTTGGTACATTACCCCACGCATGCGAATGTTTGGTTCACGATACTCAAAGGTGTTCAGTGATGTACGCAATTGTTGACCTGGTTTGAGGTTACCATCGGCAGTGAATTGTAGTTCCTGTTTCTCCTGCAACACTGATGAAGAACATACTTCCCATAGCAGTGTGCCAGTATCAATGACAATGGTAGCAATCTCAGGGTCATTTACCAACTTCATGTAGTGAGAGAGGAACTGAAAGAACAACTCTTTCATACCTACTACTATCTTACTCGGTCGAACCAGGTTCAAATCAGACATGTCACCATACTGGAATGGCATAACATACCTGAGTTCATGTCCTTCATGCTCAGTGATAATATCCTTACTTTCAATCTCTGCTTTGAACCTATGCTTTGCTCTATCATAGCCACCGATGTCGAACTCCATATGAGCTAGTTTCTTAGGTGCAGTTAGAGCGAAGGTTGTCTTGCAGGTCTTATCGTCCCCCCAGATTCCGATTATCATTTGTTATCCTTTTGTATGTTTATTAGCGCGCCAGAAATGCTCAACATAATGTCATTGAGTCCACTAAGTGACTCAGCTATGGACTGCAAAATGTCATTGCGGTTATCCATGAACACAGGTATAGTACAGCTTTCAGATTCCTCAAGGAAGAATTGACATTCACTAGTGCATTTGTCCTTGATTCCATTTACAGTTGTGAATCCGCACCTATCCATTGCTATCCTCCAGCATGTAGTACACCCATTGGACAATATGCCGAAACATCACAATAGCTGGTGCATCGAGTGCCACCCCAGTTTTCCTCATCATTGCATGGTTGATTGCATTCACCAGCACTAAGCGCAGCAAGTAGCATGGCAGTTTTTTCCTCGAAGAACTCCCTTACATCATCTTCATCTAGTTCTCGGACAGGTATCAGATACATCAGCTTCTCAACACCACGACCACGTGCAACCTGCAAGCCGCCATCCCTGACTGTGACCTGAATCTGCATGCGACCTACCAGTAGCCCTTTATCCTTGAGCATGATTCGATAACGGTTCAATTGGAGTTCTGTCTCGGTGTTCTCAGCAGCTTCCGGCACAACATCGAATGCGTTAACCATCTTGGGAGAACCAGCAGCACCCCAGTTACCACCACGTTTATACACGCCACCATCAGGGTCAGGCTTTTTACCAATAGAGACCACGCCCAATGCTTTGGCAACCTTGAAACTTCCCCATGTCTTGTAGTCGGTGAGTACATAGTTATACTCCTCATCAGGTTCAAGTAGGTCGAAGATGTCCCTATCTCCATCAGTGAGTGCAATTTCTGCGGGTAGTCCAAGTTCCTTTGCTGCATTTTCCAATGCCGAATGGTGTTGTGTCCCAAGCAGGGCAAATGCCATAGACTCAGGAGCTATGCCATACGGCTTGGTGATTCGTAGGAACTCATACATTGTACCATTGAGACATTGGGTGGTGCTAGGTATGCCATTCCATTCCCGCTGCTGTGTAACTGCTTTGATGGTAGGTGTAGTCAAACAGCGTTGCTCCATCCTACACTCACTCAAGCAGTTGGGTATTGGGGTTGTCCCACCATCAGGACAATTGAGCCAAGTCAACATGTTCCGCCTCCTATTTAATACTCCTCTAACCCCCGCCACTAGTGATAGTGACGAGGGTAGGAGGGGCATTAAACTAACCCATGACGCTTGGTACGGTGTGAATACCATTTGCATCAACTGTGGCAAGACTTGCGGCAATCAATTCACTGACAAAGCTACCATCCAGCAGCTTATCCGTGAGTGAACCATCCGCCTTGCATGTGGCGTCTTGGAACACAAGAGTTGTGAATTCCTGTATCGAGTGTCCGTTGAGGAGAATCATTGCCTGCTGTCTAGCACTGGTGACTCCAGCAGGTGCAGTAGCAGTAGCAGCAGGAGTGCCAGTAGGTACCTGTCCACCAGCATGACCTTCAACAGCGAGGATTTCCCATGCAAACCGTGCTTCATTGCCTGATTCCTCGCCGCGCTTGCCATTCCACATCATGTGGCCCGGTGTGTACTTCCAATGCAAGCGCTTGCCAATGAGGTAGTCCTGTCCCTTGACCACTGTCGGGTCGGCGTCAGCAGGAATGCCAGCATTGATGATGCGGTCGATGCTCTCACCGAAGATAGCAGCATGGCTACCCTTGCGAGTAGAGAACCACATTTCAATCTCTGCTGTTGGTAGGTCATATGGGCTGGAAGATTCAATCACCTCGACCTGGTCTGAGACATAGACAATCTGGAGTCTTGGCTTGTCCCATTTTTCGTTGGATATCATATTAGGCTTGAACGCTGTGAGTACCGCAGTGAACTCCTTAAGTGGGGTTGCTTCGAACCCTTCATCAAAGTTCCGAGTCTTGAGTAATCCCAGCAGTTCTTCTTGGCTCATTTCCGCCATGTTTCTCACTCTCCTTACCATATAGTTTTTCCAGTATGATGTCCTTGACGTATTCACCTATGGTCTTATCAGCGACCGCAGCGAATAGTTTGAGATTGTACCTATCCACAGGTTCCAACCTCACAGTCAACGTGTATTTCGGTTCATTCATCGACCTCCTCCTGTCATTACAAATAGACACAGTTGATATGCTGATACTATATTATAGCATGACGGAACACAGATGTCAAGGGCTAGGATTGAGAGTGTTTATCACTGCTATCCTGTATGGTGTCGTCTGGTGGGCTAGGCTTGTCAGTAATATCCTCAATACAATCTATACCCGAAACATCAATACCATAAACCTCACCTGAGGGAAGGTAATCTATCAACACAGTATTGGCAACCAGTTCTTCAGTATGGTCGATTACCCCAAAGGAACTGGGCACATCCGAAATCTTGATATAGATAGCCTGTGCCCTCTTATCATATGTGACTTTCATTTCATTCCCCTCCTTGCTCATCCCTTCTCCTTGACTCGCCTGAAGCCAGCCGATTCCATTTCATATTGGCCCTGCCTGTACCCACGCCGATAATCATCTGAAGATAGCTGGTCAGCACGTAAGGCTGGTTTTACCTGGGTGTTAGCCAACTCCACCAGCCTATCCCGCTTCTCCCGTAGTTCCTGGCCTTCCTTGATTTCGGGTATGGCGAGGATGGCGTCAATGGCCCCAATAATGTTGCCGCTGACTCTCCCTCGGGTTTCCGTCATGGTCTGCTCTTTATGAATCAAACCCTCGTACTGAGCAAACTCACGGGCGACCAGAATCCGAAGATGCTCGGTTATCTTCTCTCTCATGGTCTTGTCTGTCATTGGGGTGTCACTCATTGCCTATCCTCCTATCTCCATATTGTCTGTCATGTAGATACCACTGGTAATGTTCACATTCATTTTCAGGGTCCTCCACACAGGATTGATTGCGTAGTTTTAGGTTACACATGGGAGGTAAGTCTCCTTGATTGACTGCTTCCGGGCATCCTACATCAGCCATTATTCTACTCCTGTTGGTATCTTCGTTACCTCAAGACTGCCAGAATTGAAATGAATTGGAAAAGGCTTGGGCTTTGTACCTTCTTCGTTGTTCCTCAACTTCTCAAAGGACATCATGATATTCCCGCCATCATCTATCTTGCGGAGTTCAATGGCAGTGTCGCACCACTTGTGATAGGTAGGACCATTCATGTCATGTGCGCCGTAGTGGTAGGTTACACCTTCCACATGTTCAGGTTTTTTAGAGTGGTGTATCAGTATCACTGCCAACCTATATGTATTGATAAGGGTATTGATTCGTTTAAGCAGTAGGTCCACATCGTAGGTTTGAGTAGCATTACCGGATATCAAGCTATATGCAGGGTCGAGTATCAACACACCTGGGTTAGACTCATTAAGTTCCATTGCTAATTCTGAGAGTCCAGGTCCACGGTCAAGTGTGATGTCATTGTTTGTCCACAACCAGACATCTTCTGAGGATATCCTGTTGCCTATCATGTACTTTTGTATCCTAGCTTGGAGTGCTGATTGTGCTATCTCGCATTGTAGGATATATACCGGTGTAGCTATAGTCTTAAAGCCTAACCACGGCAACCCATTAGCTATGCGAAATGCAATGTCTATGGTTAACATACTCTTGTAAGTTTCAGGTTCTCCAAATATTATGCACCTGGATTCTGGTATCAGTATCCCATTGCTGATGATGTACCTGCGTGCCGGCGCTTTCCACGCAAGTAGTTGATTAGGTGTCAGTGCCTTCATGTCATGGACTCCAACACCTGCTGTTTCTTAGCTGGCACTAGATGCCATTGCTGTTCCTGATATAGTACCATACATATGCCACTATCACAGAGACCTACCCGTTTCTTGCATCCATCACATTCGGGTAGGTTATCAACAGTGTACCTGAGTCCTAGCTTTTTTATCCACTTGCTGATGGTACTGACATCAACCTCATTGTTGAATCGTTTGGCTACCATGGATAGTGAGCCGGAGAGTAGCACTTGTTCCAGTGTTTCCTTGCCACAATAGGTCAGTGCGATGTACCTCATAAGCGGTGTATGTGGCTGTGTAGGTACTTGAGGTCTATGTTTGAGGTGCTTACGTGCATGTGGTACCTCTTGATGCTCAAGCAACCCGCGTTCTTTTAGGATACGTTGTTTAGGAGTGGTCATGTTCATCCTGTCTTTCACGTTCTATGGCTGAGTAGAAGTCCTCAACACTTTCATCCATATCCATTGCAGAACCTTCCATTGCACCATGACGAGCGACAACCTCATTGATGATTGCTTCTAATTCGTGAGGCACAGTAGCCATTAGATAACCCCATGCCATTGCAGCACCTATTGTATTTTGTATTGCTTGACCATTATCCGACATGTTAGCTATATGGAACATGGGGTTCATATTTTCCACAGCATTGACAATGACATTGTTCATGTCCACTCGTAGGTGTCGTAGTTCGGAGTTGATGAGTTGATATGGTTTATCCATGAGTTTATATGTTGAGTTGACTAGGTCATTCAGTGCTTCTATATTGCTTGGGTCTATTATCCTTACCTTATGCATGTTACCCTCCATTCCACATTTGTACTAGGTCTGTTGCTTTGGTATAGATAATGAATGCTAATGTCCAGCCGATTAAGAACCAGACTATCCATCGCTTATTCATCCGTGTTATCTAGTGTTTGAGTATTGAATCTCTCCTTAGCATCCTTGAGATTGCGGAGTTCACTGATGCTATATTGGGATAGTAGGTTTGCCCGCATTAGGATAGGGTTCTTGCAGATGCAGATGCGGTCGTGTATTAGGTGTTCTCCATTGTTGAGGTGACTACATCGCAGGCAGATTTTATCCGTGTTGCGTAGGATAGGGCTGTTTGGCAGTGCCTTAGTCATGCTACCACTCCATCTACCGATTCATCCTCGCAGATTGCTCTGTATTTAGTGACTACCTCAGTATACTCCTCAAGGTAACATTTAGGTGGCGTGTCAAGACCTGTGATTGTGACGTTTACCGTAATGTTATTGATAATGGCTTTACCAGATGCAATCCAATTGTTACCATCATATTTGGGTACCAATCCAACAAATCCGTATGTCTTGAGTTGCTTTAGCACTTCATCTGTTCGCCAATATATGGAGATTGGTAGTTCTTCATGTGTTACTGGTTCATCGTGTTCCGTATTGGTGACTGTACGTACTGGATAGATGAATCCCTCAAGGTCACGCACAACATCGGGCATGTCCATAAGTATGGTCTTGGTGCGTTGGAGTTTCTTGAGTTGTTGGTATGCTAGGGTAATATCTCTGGCATTATCCGCCACTATGTTATTCATTGTTATACCTCTCAACCAAATGATTGATAACATCACCGATAGTTTTATGTGAGTGTGAGCTACCACGACATACTTCATATATAGTCCACACTAAACCATCCCCACGTTCATGGTTTCTACCGCCATTCCAATACAACTTGAATTGTCTACCATTGTAAATGAATGCTAGGCTCCAGCGTGAGCATTCCTTTCTTGTACCGCCAAGGAATAACTGTGCTATCTTGAGTGCTTCATACTCAGATGATGTTACTATTTTTTTAATTGTACATTGGTCAAAGTTTTCCATCATCCACTCAGCTAATCTCATGGATGATGCACTATCCATACTAGCAGTGACTCTACTACCTCTAGCTACCGCCCTTAGCTTGTCCATCAGTAATTCTGTGGTGTCCATTGCTCGCCTCCTTTATGTATACAGTGCGCTACTAGGTGGTTCATCACTATTGATGCAACGTGCGCTCCATAATCCACAGTGTAGATTGGGGTACTCTCTTGAGGTGACAAAGTACCCGCATTGTAAGCACTTGTCCTTATACTTTGACATGGTTATCAGTGGTATGTACTGATTCTCCAATGTCTCCCGCAGAATTGACCATTTGTCCATTGCTATCCCTCCTAACTAATACTAATTGACATGTAATACTATGTTGATACTATATTATTACTAGCTACCAAATTGCAGTGAGTATTCTCCGCCATAGTGGTGGTCGTTTGCTCTCTACTATGGCATTGAATTGGTCAGCTATGGTGTAGTTGTGTTTTGCTGCCATGTGTCGGAGCATGTTGGGAGTCCTGGCCTCTGACCTGATGAAGTGTTCACAGGTGGTACAGGCTGTAGGTTGTCTGGCATACACGGATGCATGTTGGAATAAGCTTTCTCGTATTGAGCTATGCATTTTTCTTCCTCACCCAGTAGTTGTGTTTGGATACAAGGTGCCGTTGAATACTAGTGTGTGAAGTGCCCTTAGCACCCAGGATATAACGGTCGCAAGTGGCACAAGACTTGTTCTCCTGTGCTTTGGCTATCATCCAGTGTATCTCTGCTTGACAAATCATATTACCCTCCTACTTTGGTTACGAGTTGCTCCAAGCTATCTATTAGATGGGATGGCACAATATGGTCTTGACGACGGTGATAGTACCGTACCACTGTATTAGCTACAAGTAGGAGGCTACTAACTATCTCGGTCTGCTCTACTTTGATTGCTGCTTCACATTCTTCCCAAGCACGACACATGAGACGTTGAGTAGCCTGTGACCTCAAGGGCGGGGCAGTCCGGTCATATTCGTATGAATTCTCCATCATGCTCCTCTCTTAGCTGCTATCTGGCGAGCTAGGTCTTTCTCCTCATGCTTGCGTAATCCCCATGAGTCTAGTCTATCAATGGGAGTATTGCACCTATCACATAGTTGTATGCCATGAACCCTATGTACTGGTATGTGCTTGGTCTTGCAGTTGCTACATATGCCATTCATTTGTGGTCACTCCTTCTGTCCATTAGTTCTTCAAGTGAAATGGAGCCAGAACTAGTGTAAGCTGGAAGAGAAGTCCTCGACCACCGCTCATCTAGTTCTTCGACAGTTATGGCAATAGTCTCCTTAGTCCGAGGGCCATGACACTCCCATGCCACACTACCTAAACGCACTCCACTAGGTAGTGTAGTGTATCCCCAAAGCCACATTTCTGGTGTCTCCCCGAATATAGTTTCCTTAGTAGCAGGTACTAGCTCATATGGGAAGTATGTACCATACAATTCCCCATCAGGAGTGAACTCACCATACACTAGTATCCCACATTTACCTTTATGTACCTCAGTGATACGTGCTTGTGAACCTCTGTCATTGGTTACTATATCCCCTATTGCTATCATTTCATCACTCCTGGCATATCTGGCAGTGGCTTGGACTGCATAAGGGCAGAGCCAGTGCCATTGGCATTCTCCTCAGCTATTAGTGTTAGTGTGCGTTCCCATTCGATGTCATATTCTTTGGCGTGGTTATTACGGGTGTTGCCCTGCTCATATAAACCTAAATCCCCTATTCTCGTACCATTGGGCAACGTGACGTGTCCTCTACATAGCCAACCATTCCAACCCCACACCATTTCGGCTACTGGCTCCAATTCCTCAGGCCAGAATCCCCTATAGGTCTGTGGAGACTCCAAGAACTGACCAAATATCAGCAGTCCATGCTGTAAAGAAACTACACGCTCTACTATGAAGCGGTGCCCATTAGTACTGAGACACTCATCCTCCACTTCGATAATGCCTGTGCGTTCTATCATTTCCTAGCCATCCTTTGCCGCATTAGTTTACCTCGCAGGTCATATATCAATCGTTGTGCCTCTCTGCGGGTGCGTACCTGTTCTTCGATAGGTTCAGTGATGCCAAGTTCTTTTGCTTGTTTAGCAATACGTATAATTTGCTTAGATGTTTTCGGTAAGTCCCAGCCCTTTTGGATTGGCATGCTATTCTCCTTTGGCTTTGGCTATGACACTCTTTGCCTCACCATGCCATGGTCTGAAAGCATGTCCCTCAAACTCCGCCTGTGCAATAGCATTCTCCAATGCTTCTAGTAATTCTGGTGCGGCAGCTATCAGGCAGACGTTAGCATCACCTTCCCCACGAGGTATGTCATTGACTGTAGCGACAACTCTTAAAGGAGAACCACCGCAAATCTTTGACCCTGTAGCGGCTCTCTTACCCTTATTTATCCACGGCTTTGGTGTATACATGCTACCTCTCCTTATGGCTACTACAGGTAATGCCAAGCCCATCACAGGATAGCAGTGGCATAGCTCCGAGTTGATGGCGCATGTTTTGGTAGTCATCCCTGCCCCAGGTGTCCATGAACTTGGCGTGAGGTTTGGACCCGCAAGCTACCATTTCACGGTTAGTACCGTCTGGATGCGGGTTAGTGCCCTTGTTGTCCTTGCAGGTGCTACACATTTGGTTATTCATTTTAGTGTGTACTCCTAAAGTGCATTGTCGCCTCAAATTGACACTTCTGGTCATTCCATTTGATAGTACCCTTGATGAATAGTCTGGCCTCAACCCTAGCACTGACTTTGGTCCAGAATACTATCTCTTTGCATACTTCCTCGATGGTATTACCATACATATGTTTAATCATTGGTTATCTCCTTGTCTTTGGTATCCTGAGTAGGAAGTCATGGATAGTGTCGAGTTGGGCACGGGCCTTAGCATCACTGTTTTTATGCCACTCCATGCCTTCGTCCATAATATCAAACTCATGGAAGTTTGCACCAGTACAGTAATATAACAGTCTTGTACAACCAGTTGAAGTGGCGAGTGGACAACTTGTGCAGTCGTCTGGATACCATTCACAGATACATTCACCGTCAGTCCGTGTGTAGTTACCTCTACTAACTACCTTGCTTGTATCAAACCTTTTCAGTAGTTGCTTGTAGTCCCGCTCATTCAGTGTTACCTTAATGTTTCCAATCTTTGCAGTTCTCATATCATTTACCTTTCCCTCTGACATATCCTTGTAGCCATGCCTCAATTTCGATGAACAGGAACCAGCCGGAGATAGGTATGTCGCTAGGTCCATAAGATTGGTTGGCTGAGATTTGGTATAGCCGTACCTGACCTGATGTGCGGCTGGATAGTGATAGGTTATGCTTATCTAGCTTAACCTTTATGTTTGCTTTCCGTTCTGCTACTGATTGCATTATTTACCTCTAAACTCATAGATATACACGATGTTGGTACAATTAATGTGCGGCTCTTTCGTAACCGTCACATACAGGTACATGTTCGACTATACCACTAGTAGACATTGGAGTGACAGGTACTTTAGTTATGTGTGTGGCAGGCTTATCACAGTACCTACATTTGCCAAGGTCATAAGCATGTCCTTGCTCCTGTCTCACTGCATCTTGGTCCTTGAAGTCCAACACTGAGCCATTGGTTACTGGGCATTGACTACTACGTGGTACTGTGCAATAGGTGTGTGAGTGTTCTATGGTATTGCCTTGCACTCCACCCCACTTGGGGTTGGTGATTCGTTGCCATTCGCAGGCATTGCAGTGGTCATTCATTGTGTCACCTTCATTGATGCCAATAAAGTTTGGTGTATGTTATTCAACTGTACTCCAATCACTACCAATGCACAGGACATAGTGAGAAAGCCAGTTTCTACCATAAATCCACAATCCTTTGTGCATTTCAGACGCCTGAATGGTATGCGACTGCGTTTGATAGGACATATTCTACCTGTTTTCATAGTACCATCCTTATCCATATGTCCTGGCACCGTTCACGGGATGCCGCAAGACGCAGCATATGTTTCTCATGTTTACCAATGCCACGTCCCCATGTCCATTCATGTTGCTTGGCTGATTGTAGTTTCCTCTTAGCCATTGTTCTATCCTTTGCCCTATGGTCCGATGAGGTAGTGTGTCCTTTACATGTATTGTGCTCCTTAGGTTATCAGCCTGTTGGTGGGTAGCAGTCTATATTACACTACTTCAAGAGCTTGGTCGTTACCTTCCAAGTACCCACCATCATTAGAATCAAGGTTGTCAGTCTTACCTACCATCCTTCTTCATCAAGCTGGTATGACATATGCACTTACACCTAGCTGGTGTAACTAGTCGAGGTGCTGGGATATGACCAATACAGAGGTTGTGCTTGTCCATTATACAGTGTGAACTGACAACTGGTACAGATGCACTTGGTTTGCTTACCTCTGTCATGCTACTTCTCCATCATCCTAAGTATCTCATCCTCATTAGCCAGTGCATCATCCTCTAGTGGTAACTCATCCATGTCCGCTGCTGATATGGGTAAGTTAGTTTCCTTAGTTATCTCTTCTAATGTAATATCAGGAGGCTTTACAGCTTCCGCAATATCATCGGTGTCAGTGATTACCTCAAGGTCAGGGTATTGCTTCCTTAGTTCCTCGACAATACCAGCGAGTCGTTTACTTGTCAATGCTTGTTCGCCACCAATGATAAGGACTCGTTGCTTCTGAGTGTCCATTGGTTGTTCTCTCCTATTGTTCCTGCCATATCAGGGCTATACTATATTATAACACATGGTATTGCCGTTGTCAATAGCATTGCTTTGAGTGCTTGCTAGGAAACACGCCTATCAGTATGGAGTATTTTCCTACCATGTACCAACCTGCCGATGGATAGCTGAGTGTTGCCATATCTTCCAGTCTACCATTGCATTATCCTCACGCCTATGTAATTGCATGTATCCTGGTTAGCATTCAATTCCTGGATATGCATAAGCCTCCAGGACTGGCAACTAATCCCGGAGGCCAATGCTTGTTTATTCTGTTCCTAGCTAACTGACTTGAGTTCCCCGCTTTCAACCACCCGGTCCTTGACAGCGGTCTTGATTTGCCACTGCTTGGAGTTGATGTTGGGTTCCTCGCAGTTCTCCAGCTTGGCCGATTCCTCAGCCGTGGCATACTTGGCAAATACCTCAGCCAATGACATTCCGTACATTGTTTTGGTCTTGCCAGCACCGCCGCCGACTCCAGCGCGTGTACCCTTGATTGCCGGAACTGCCAGCGATACGCTCTTGATTACCACTGGAGTGCCGGTAGCATCGGGCAATCCACTGACGGTGAACGTGAAACCCTTGGCCTTGGTATCCGCCAGTGCCTTGACGATTTCCGCATTGCCAGCGATGATTGCGTAGATGGAAGTGGCTTTGCTGGCGCGAATTCCTGACAGTGCATCAGCTTCCGCTTTCAATGCTTCCGCTTTGGCCTTAGCAATGAGTCCCTTGGCCTTGGAAAGATTCCCCACTGCCGCCATGAGTGCATCAGTTCCGCCGTCGGCTCCTGATTCAACCAGCTTGCTGGCACTGACTACGGCTTGCGTGAGTTCCTCAATCGTGACTTCCACTTTGGCTGGAACTGCCGCCTTGTCTGTTTCCTTGCCTTGCTTTGCTTCGCCTGTATCCATTATGTCTACTCCTTTATTTTTGATTCGGCCATTATGTGTTGCCACTCACAACTGCCCAAGTCCTACTCTGAGACTCATCAGGATAGCCATCCAGCTATCGACGCCGCGTTACTGGCGTTTCGTCTTGCTAAAGGGAATTGAACCATGCCTCAGTCTCCTCATTGCTACACAGTTCGATACGTTCATAGTCTCCATTCTCAAGTAGAATGTAGTACTTGCCATTGACCATGTGTAACACCTTGCCTGCCGCTTCTCCTAGATATGCCATGTCTCGCCTCCTTGCCGCCTTTACAATATTCTAGCACACTTTCCATGCCAGTGCTCATTTGGTTGACATAACGAAGTAACGAAAAGGTTACAGTTTTCTTGCACCATCTAACATCATGTGTGCGGAGGAGTACATTGTTAGTTGACATAATACTCCTGCCAACATTACTTGACATAACAACCAGCCATTGCCAGCTTGACATAATGTATGTGCCAATGCTCTCCAATCTAGTTGACATAATATCTCATTGCAGGAGCGCACATAGCAGTGTCCCGGCAGCAAGTGTCATGTGCAGGGCAGCAAGTGATAGGTACGGGGGAAACAATGTTGAGATGGATGTTAAGATTTCTATAGCTGGTCTCAGAAATTAACCGCCACATGAAAATTTGCTCCTATATTCCTACTACTGGTCAATATCTATTGAGTCAACTATCTTTACTCCGGAACCTGTCGGTATTAATGCTAAGAAGATGTTTGGTATGGCTCTTGCCACACTCGCTATAACCTCGGATATGGAACTCATATATTCTTGTTCAACCTCGATAAAAATGATTTTCATTGTTCTACTCCTATGCTCCTTTATACCTTAGGTCAGCTAAACGGAGTTGTTCCTTGTAGCTCTGAGCTTGTGACTGTTGAAGGCGCATGCAATCTTCCACAGCTTCTATCAATTCCTCCTTCGAGCATTCTGATAGTGGTTTACCTCTATAAGTAGTTTCAAGCATTATTCACTCCTTGCTCTTTCAATTCCTTATGAAAACATTCCAGACAATGTTTTCTAATTCCCATACCTGGTGATTCATATAGGTATGTGAACCTGCGACATCGAGGGCAGGGTGATTTTTCCATGGCATCATTTTTCATAGTGGTGAGCTTTTCTGCGCTGAACCTATAGTCAATGCGAACTGGCGCTCCTCCTCACAATAAACACAGCGGAACATTACGCGATTATCCCATCGCTCTCTCCAGTAGTGTGCATTAGGTGTATTGGGGTTTTCTTCACATACCCAATCCAAAGATGCTACATAGCTTTGGAAGGAACGTCGTGAACGCAGGTTACCATATGGGAGACTTATATTAGCTTTTGACATAGAACAACTCCTGACATATCATGCATTGGGAACCATATGCTTTTGCATCTTCTTCGATTTATTCCTTAACAGCTTTGAGTGTAGCTACGACTCCCATGTTAAATGCTTCATGGTGAGAAATAGGTTTACCAGTATAAACATTCTTAACTGTAACCGCTGCTTGGTTAAATGGATTATCTACATCAACTTGACGAGCCATGATTTTGGGATACCTCCAACATCTAGTATTTTCGCAATTAGCTCAGATTGTTCCTTCTCAATCATTGCAATGTCCAACGCGGTGTCTGGTGCATCACTTAATCCACGTAGTTTATAATCCAGATAATTCTTACGTCTGATGAGTTTCAACCTAGCAACCTTCTGTTCCACATTCAATGCACTTGCCAATTTGTTTGGTCCTCGCTTTCCACCCCTTGCATGATACGGGTGAGTGTTTAGATAATCCATGGCTTGGTCCATCCAACACTGCATGTGATAATAGAGTTTGCTATTCCATGTGCGCTTTGCATCATTGCCTTTGTTCCAAAAGAATACCGTTATCATTGGAGTGGCGAGTGTAATATCCTTCTTACACCATTTACACGATGCTTTCTTCCTGCACCAGGCTGCTGTTACATTAGGTGGCGGCATTTATTTGTAGCTCCTAGGGAAACTACGTGCATTGAAGTGTTGGCGTATTCTAGCTAATGGTATAGCGGTTTTTACATTTTCGATTGTTCCAAATAAACTGGCAGGTATTGTAGAGTTCATAAGTAGACGTAAATTAGCGTAGTATCCAATTCTTTCTTTCATAGCTAGTTTATATGAAGGAGTAGCTTTGTTCCATTTCTCAGTCCATTTATCCATTAGTGAGTATCTCCTGCTGCCTTTCTCATGGCTACCTGACCTTTCCAGAATGTTTGTTCCTCAGTCATTGTTGTAGGACCGATACATTTAGGTTTGTTTACAGTGATGGTTCCAAGTGTGTTATGTTTTTCTTGCATATATGACCAGTCATTAATCTTCCTGCAATGTTGAACTATTGATAGTGGGAATGTTATTCCACAAAGGCATTCATATAGTGGTTTATTATACGCTGGATAATGCACAGCACAGTTTATCTTTAGGTTGAGTATAGCTCCTAACTCATCCTCTTCCAACTGTTGTCCATTACCTTGCACGTAATAACCCCATGTGCCTGTCATTGCCACTGTTCTCCATCCCAGGTTTTATTATACTTCTCCTTCATTACGAAGGCCAGCCAGAGTTGTTCCAGACTCTCACAGTATCCACATGGATTCTCTGGTGCTGTCCACCAATTCCAAAGTGCTTCAATCAGGGCAAAGCACTTGCCATATCCTTGCCCCATCATCTCCTGCAACTGGTCTTGGCGGGGGAGCCAGATGGCAATTGCCACTAGACCTCTACCACCGTATTCGGAATTACACCCAGCACAATGCAGGGAAGTCTCACCGTCCTCCGCGATGTATTGACTATCCCAATCTTCGTAGTTAGAAATGTAGTCCCAACCAAACCCACTGGGTTTCAAGTCACGTTTCATTTGTCCCTGTATTTCAGGACAGTTACACATCTTGATGTAAGTCTTGCTGGTGTCTGACATTTTGCTGCTCCTAATATCTGTTTGTCTAATACTATTATAACATACTATAGTATTACATGTCAAATATTACTAGAACATTGCTCTTGACAATGACTGTCACAGCCTGATAAACTATAGACAGGAGGCCATAATGACTGAAACTGGTGTTGTGGACCCCAACTCCACTGTAGACCCTAACTCCGCCGAAGCCATTGCTATGTCACTCGTTCCCATGTTTATGGACGGCACTAAGAAAGCTGTTTACCTGGGATACATCATTGCTCACTTTTCCATCACCGAGGCATTAGAACTCGCTAATACTTCCATGCGTACACTTCTTCGGTGGCGTATGGATGATTTGGACTTCGACTCCATTGAGAAGTTATGCAAAACTGATTTGCGGAAGAAACTCTCCAAAGAACTATCTGACATTGAGTTTTCCCGTAACTTCAAGCTATTCATGGCTAAGGATTTCTCAGTGCTATTCAAGGATGCTAAGGATGAAGAACTCACCGATGATGAAAAGAAATACCTAGTATCCATTCGCAAGTACTACACGCCACAGAACCTTGCTATCATTAAACAGCTTACTGGGGATAAAGATGCTAATCCTGCAGGGTTTAATTTCTCCCAGCTAACCATGACCCTGAAACGGACACAGGAGTCCATCACAATAAGTGCGGAGTAATAAGGAGAAAGTTGTGTCACTCTTAAAGCGTACAAGGAAGCAACCACCAGAACTCAACGGCAAAACACCACAATGGTTTCGAGAGTGGCACAACCAACATTATCTACCCGCTATGAGTAGAGTTAGTACCAACCGTAAGCTAATATGGATACTACTCGCTTCCTCATTAGCTGGAGCAGTAACTGGGGATAACATAGATGCATTGGATAAGATTGTACGTCTATTAGGTGGATAATGGCTAGAGGTGTTAGGGCAACAACCAAGCAACGAGTTGTTGGCAGGCATAACCTGTCAAAGGGTCCTATTACCCGTGTCGGTTTGCGTGGACAGAAGTATTCTCCAAGGAAGCCAAAGCAATGAGTGTATTTAAGTGTGATTTGGTAGTAGTAATAAAGACCTGTAAGAGTTGTCCAAAATATAGGACTATCGAATGCACAGCTATCTATAAGGACCAACATCGTGGCATGGTGGTACTCCCAGCCATAAACGGTAGAGGTTGATACGAATGGTTTACCAAGGACGTAGAGCAGGACCAGGTGCATTTAATAATTCGCCAGCGAATACTGCCTGTCCAGGTAGTGGTGGTCAGAGCTTGACTGAGTTTCTCTATCCCATGGGTAAATCTATAAGACGGAGGCGGCACTTAATATGTGACCATGCACATGTCTCCTGCAAGGTTGAGCGGTGCTTACATCAGACAGACCATGATTGGGTAGTTCTTAAGGGCATACAGAATTGTAGTAATCCCCAGTGTTGGGGCGTAAAGGTTAAGTGCACAGAGGATAAATAGTGACCACTGAAACCGAAAGAGCATTTATCGACCTCATATCCGATGATAGGAAGTTCATCGAGAATCTCTTTGTGGTCGAAAATAAAGCGCGAGAACGTATACCATTCAAGTATAATGCTATCCAGAACGCGGCATATGATTCCGCAACCAACTTTGATATTACCGTCAAGCCAAGTCAGGTAGGCTTCTCCACAGAAATAATTGCCAGGAGACAAAAATCTGCATTAACTGTTCCTGGCACTAATGTCGTTTTGATTGCTTACGAGGACTTTATCACCGAACGTCTATTAAGCAAGGTGACATTCAATTATAACCACCTGCGCTCGTTAGGTATTCCCGGCTTCCCAGAGATTCACCACGATAGCACCTATGAAAAAACCTTCATCTTCAAGAACCCTGATACTCACGAAGAAACAAAGTCCAGCATTTACATTGCCAGTGCCAGGTCATTTGTCGCTGGTCGTGCTGAGACTATTCACCACCTAATCTGTGATGAGTTTGCTTTCTGGCCGACCATTGCTACTGAGCGTATCCTCGCACCAGCTATGGCTAGGATACCACCTGGTGGCACTTGTGATATTCTTTCCACACCTAATGGTGAGGATAATGATTTTTGTGGAATGTTTCGATTAGCTAAGGAAGGCAATTCCGTATTCAAGCCTCACTTCTATCCTTGGTTCATGCATGAAGAATATACATTTGGTGTTAACGATATCCGTGCTGGTTACATTAAGGATGGCGATAAACCAATCTTTGACCTCACCGAGGATGAAGCTAGATTAGTAATGAACTTTTCCTTAACATATGACCAGGTTCGTTGGCGTAGGTTTACAATCTTCCAAAATGAGAGCCTTCGTAGGAATGGTAATACTCGCACCCTATTTGCACAGGAATTTCCAGAGGATGATGTCTCTTGTTTCCTATCTACAGGAGATATGTATTATGATGTTGAGTTAGTGGACTTACATGCTAAGAATTGTTATCCTGCTCCATCACATAGAGAAGGATTACATATCTGGTATGAGCCGGAAGATGGTAAGCAGTATATGGTTTGCATTGACCCTGGTCAAGCCAAGATAACTAAAACAGCTATTGGTGTCATAACCATTGAACATGATGAATATGGTAATTCATATCCCAAATGGTGTGCTAGGGATGCTGGATGGTATCTACCAGATTTGGGTATGGATAAAGCTGAATCCATAGCTAAGTATTATAACAATGCTGAGATTTCCTGGGAGGCTAATTCGCAAGGACTTGCTTATGCTCCTCTCGCACAGCGGTACAAGAATGTCTACTACCGGCAAGATGTTGTTAGTGGTAGAACTACTACTGTTCCTGGGTGGCTTACTACTGGTGGTCGTACTGGCACTAAGGATTATATGTTCCATCAAATACATAAATCATTACGCACTGCGGTAATCCATGATATTGAACTTGTTGCGGAAATGCGTAATATACGTGTGTCAGGGGATAAAGTAATTTCAGTAGGAGCCGATGATATCCACGATTGCTACGCGATTGGGTTAGTATGCAGAGACCCATTCCCAATTCGTAGAGGCTTTGGTGGTAGCTCCGGTTTTAAGTGGAGGTAACTTGTGGCAGACTTGAGTAAGCCTAGCGGAGTTCTAGAACGCTGTCGGGCATTGCGTGGTAAGTGGGGCACCCGAGAGAAGAAGTTTACCGAATGGTACGCACAATTAACCTTGCATAATAATCTCGAACAGGAAGGCATGGAGTCAGTTATCAGCAACGACCCTCGCACTGGCTATAACCTTGCCAAGCATTTGTTGATTGGCTCCAACATCGCTCATCGTATTCCTTCTGAGAACCTAGAAGCTAATGAGCAAGCTGCTGTTGGTGAACTTGAACGCTATATGACTGAACGTTGGACCGAACAGGAAATCAACTACCGTCACATGGGTCGTCAGAGTTGGCTAGGTCAATTAGTAGGGTTAATGCTGGCATTTGGTTGGTACAATGTTTTTGCTATGGTTGAAAAAGACAGGATATGGGCAGAGGTTTGGCATCCTGCTCAGTGTTATCCCAATTATGATGATGGTGTGCTGGTAGAGCATGCACGAATATACCGAATGTCCTCTGCTGCTGCCAATTTCACCGCCAAAGCAATGGGCAAGGTTGATGCTAGATTCAATGGCACCACCACCTTATATAACTTTTGGGGATTCGATGCTGACAATGTGCCGGTTAACTCAGTAGTACTTGGCAGTGATTTCATCAAGAAACCTACTAAAGAAGAACACCTCCACAGATTGCCCATATTCAGTTCTCCAATTGGTGGTCTCCCTGACATGGGTAGCATTGGTAGCGCAAGTGAATACCAGAAGCATTGGGGTGAACCTTTGCTGGCTACTAATGAGGATATACAAAACAACTACAACAAGATGTTAACCTACCTCCAGCAACTAATCAGAGACACTGCTAATCCCAGATGGTTTGAACAATCCTCAGGGGCTACTCCGATATTGACACCAGAGACAGTGTTTAAGCGTGGTGGTATTTTTTATGGCGGTCCTAACGATGCCATCACTCCGTTAGGGACTCCACCAATTCCTGTTGAAATACAACAGATGATGTTTAACTATCAAAACATGCAACAGCGTGGTATGTTCCCATACGCTGTGTATGGCAATATCCAACAGCAGATATCCTCCCTTGCAATGGCTAATATTGCCAGTGCATCATTGCAGGTTCTGATGCCATATATGGATGGTATTCGTGGTGTTCTTAGTGATGTGGATAATTTCTGGGATACCATTCTCAAAGAAACTGGTTGGACACCTCATGACTTCAAGCGTCCAACTGATTTGCCAGACAAGTACCGTTTTGATGTACAGGCTCAGATTGAAATACCAGGCCACCTGGTTCACAGAGCAACTGTAGCAAAGATGTTATCTCCTGATTTTGAGGTTGACAATACCACCACTGCTGAGAGACTCTTCCCAGAAATCAAGGACCCAGCTAAGATGTTTGCTAGGACACGCAGAGATAAAGCAATGTCCCATCCTCTGGCTATACAAGCTGACCAAGTTATTGCTTATAAGGAGCAAGCCAAGGAACTACGTGAAGCTGGACAGATTGACCATGCCGAAGTGTATGAAGCACTGGCAACTAGGATGATGTCTGAACTCTCTGGCGCTCCTCCTCAGCAACCACAGGCACCAACCAGGCGTGAAGCTGGCAATATCACAGGTCCTGATAATGCTGAATTAACTGAACGTCCTACGCAGCAGGGAGGTGAACCAGTTTAATGGCTGAGAATAATTTAGGAATAAAAACTAAGTTCCCTACATTTGAGGATGCTCAAGCTGAGTGGGAAAAGCAAACTGCTTTCCACCTCCGTGCAGGACAGCAGGTTACCTCAGCATTGATAGGCATAGATGAACAGGTCCGAACTATTGAACAACAGGCTGTACGGGAACAATTAAACCAAGTAATACCAGCATCCAGAGCAATTTTGGACCCATATGGTCAAAGTGGCATATCTGGAATCATTGACTTTTCATTGCCTGATAAACGATTTACTAACTTTGAGGAAGTAAATGCTCGTATGGGTAGAATCCTTGTACAGGGGAGGATTCATCAATATTACTTTGACCTTTACACAACTATCCCAAGATTGATTTCTAACTCTGTTGCTGTAGCATTGGAGGAAGGTGGAGCCGACATCACTGTGGATGATATTCTCCAGGTTGCCATACCACCTGATGTCCTTGATGAGTTTTCCCGCAATCAAATCAATGATATTATTCAAGGTATGATTGATGTCTTTGTTGGTGTAAGATATCCTGTTGACGAGACATTCACATCAGAGCAGCTGGATGAAGTAGATAGGTCAGAGTTGAAGCAGGATGCATTGGTTGCGCCAGTACGTCCAAGCATTAAACCTACAGTTACCATTGCCACTGTTAGTGAAATCCGCAAGCAGTTAGTCCAGTCTACCATTCCAATAAGCAAGCTCACGGATGATAACTGGGATGATGTGATGAAAGGCAATGGCTTAACCGATGCTGACCTTGAGTTGGTTAACTTTGCCAGATTAGATTCCCAGCGAATTGTGGAAGCATGGCAAGAACAAATTGCTGCTAATGATGCATTTGATGTTGGTATGCGTGAGTTACCTCCATATCGTGCGTCAGAAATCCTGTCAGCAGCTTTAATATCTCCTGCACAACCATTGCTCATGGCTACCAATTGGTATTTTGAGCGTGTCTCTCAACCACTTGCTGGGATATTATGGGGTAGTTTTGGTGTTGGAGATATTGAGGCACAGTATAGAGAATATGTTAAGTCTGGAGATTCCAGATGGCAAGCTGCTGGTAAGGCTTGGGAAGATTGGGATGGCAATTGGGCACTCAAGTACCTAGTCATGGAAGCTGTAGTGGACCCATTGAGTTATCTTGGTTGGGGCATAGCTACCAGGATTACCAGACCACTTGGTGCATTTGGTCGATTAGTTGGTGCTGGTGAACGAGCATTTACTACTGTCATGGAAATCCCATTTGACCTTATCAAGACTGGCATTAAGCGAATACCAATGTCCATGATTCAACGTGCTGGCAGGTACCAAGCAGTAGCAGGTCAAACAGTAGAACGCTATATGGAATCATTCACCGGCAGACCATTATCCTTCATGTCTATGGAGCAGTGGGATAAAGGTGTACGTGCAGCTACCAGGGCTGCGAGACAACATCCACAATCTGATACTGACATGGTCCGTGCGGGCTTGGCATTCCTCCACCATGAACCAATAGGCGAAGATTTGGTTAGGAGTTGGGCAAGACAACTCAAGAGTGGACTCAGTGCGGAAGAAATCACTCGCGTCACCATTGACAACGTGGATGATATATTTGAGCAGTGGTTTACCAAACGTATTGGCACTGCGGAGGAAGTTGCTGGTCGTATTCTATCTGTTCTGGATGCAGCGGATATTGATGATGTCACTAGGTCACTGGCTAGAAAACTGGTCAATGCTAGAGCGGATAGACTCAATGCAGGAGCCAGAGCATATGGCAAAGCACTGTCACCTCATGTAGCAATGCGTGCTTTCCAGAAAGCTAGTTACCGAATATATGTCAACACCGAGAATAGTGCCGCAGCATTGGTACGTAGGGAACATGGTCGTTATGCATCGTTGCTGGATAGTGTCGGAGGCCAGTTATCAACAATATGGCGGGACCAAGTTGAACGCAAAATTACCCGACCATTCGCAGAAGCCTATTTAACTTTTGGTATGTATGGTCCCATGAACGTACTTGAGGATTACTTCCGTTCCGCACTTGGTGGTGTATTCCCACATCGCATGACCAATGAGCAGTGGGATTTGGTTCGCTTTGGCTTAAATGTAGACCCACAACTCAGTGTGTTTGGTTTGCAGGAACAACTAGGCACCACCTTTGTACGTGAAGGAACTGCGGACCAATTCAACAACTGGGTTATCCAACTCGCAGCACTTGGTCAGAAAGGTTGGGGCGATAAGATACAGAAATTCCTTGTCAGATTGCCAGGTGGCTTTGGCATGGATATTCGCAGGAACTTTGTTGCCAATAAGTATTTGCAGATACTCTCCGAGAATGGTGGTGAAGCATTAACCAGATTGATGCGTATGGGTCCTGAATTACCTGGAGGTTTAGATAAACATTTAGTTAAATCCATTGACCAAGTTATCACTCGCGCAAAAGTGTCTGGCAATCCTGATATGGTTCGTAGTCTCAAACAGATGTTTACCCGCAAGAAGATTCTACGTAATGAAATTGACACTATCCTTAAAGAGCATCCTAATTTGACTAACAATGTTCGTGACAGGTTAATGCAGTTCTTCGATGAGGATATGCTGTTCAATACCGCAGTTGATGTTGAACCTCGTTTCGCGGTTGTTAGCAACATTGATAACCGCATCAATGACCTAAACAATATCATGTTAGATGATTTTATCCGTGGTCCGCAGATGGCTACCAGACAGTTTAATGAACTGGCGGATAAGTTGGTAGAGTTTGGCATTGAAAATCCAGTTGAACTTGCACAGTCTATTATGTCCTTGAATAGAATGTCCGAGTTATTCGGAGCTACACCAAAACAAATCATGGCGCAGGTTACTGTCAGAAGTCGTGGGCTTCCACTGCCAGAACGTGTGGATGCATTCAACCGTTCATTCGATGATATGTCTAGGTTCATGGAAAGTGCATCACAGGATATTGAACGTGTAGTGAATAACCTGCGGGAACGACTTGCACAACCATTATTCAGCGATGATGTATTACAGACAGCTATAACCAGGGACGCCAATAAACTATTTGATGATATGGTAGCATTGAATCAAAGGAGTGCTGACTTCCGCCGTCGAATCAATAGCTGGCGTAGTGACCAGTTCGCAGGTAAAGGGCGTGGGGACCTTGGCAGCGATTTTTGGGATAGTTTCTATATCCAGCTGGACCGTCAGTATGATGAGTTTAATACTGCTATAGCTGGTAGTTACGGTAAGATGCTCACTGACATTGAGCAGTTGTCCATGTCTGCTGGAGTGAAACGCACAGTCAGACCTCCAATACGAGTTACTGATAGACCTCTAGCACCAAATGACATTGCCATGTTGATTGAAACTCGTGGTGATGATGTCTCCCGCGCATTGATGGAAACACTTACCGTACAGAATGACCGAGCATTTTTCATTGAGTATGTGCTGGCAAAAACCCGTACTGATGATGTTGGGTTTAGTCGCTCCTCCATTGGTGATGTCTATGACCAGATTCTTCATAGTATGCAGGTTAGCCCCGAGGATATGAACTGGATATCCGGCGCACAGAGAGAACTTAATCAGGTTCGCAATGACCTGCACATACTCCATAACAGTAAGATGTTTCCAGAAGAGGACATCGCTAGAATTGGTAGTTTCTTTGATGAGACTGCCGATGCTATGGATAACGAAATGTTCGACAATGGAGTACTGCGACCTGAGTTTGAGGGTTTGCAAGATGTCCGCCAAAACTCCATGGACGAAGCTCACAAGTGGTACCAAAAGGAGTACACTGACTACTCCAATGCTAATGCATTCGATGCAATGATGAAGCAGATTTACCCGTTTTGGACTTACGAGTCTCAGAGGTGGTTTTGGGTACCGCGCTCATTTGCACGGCATCCTGGTATTCTTGGAGAGTGGGGACGTTGGCAGAACAACACTGACCGTGGTTATATCCCCATTGCTGGTACCAGCATGGAGTGGAACATAGCTAGAGGCAATGTTTATGGTGTGTTATCCACCCGTCTGATGCAACGGGATTATCCAGAATACTATGACCAACTTGAGGGTGCTTCTAAGATGGTAGAGTTCTCTGATGCACTGAGTCGTTATGGCTTCTATCCTGGCCCTGTGTTCTCCATTACACTCGCAGCATTGGGTGGGTTGGAAACACAGATGGGCGAGACCATGCCAGCTATTTGGAAGACCCCATTGAATATGTTGGTTGGCATGTTCCCTGATAACGAAGCAGTTAAGCTACTCTCCGATAAGATATTCAATGACAGGTTCCGTGACTATATGACCATTCAAGAGGTGCTGAAACTGGGTGGTGATGGCCTCCGTATTTGGACCAAGCGTAAACTGAACGAGGAACTCACGCCAGCAGAGGACCAGATGTGGACAGATGCTCGCTCCTCAGCAGCTTTCCATGGTGCAGCCTTTGAGCAGTTTGGTGTGTTCCGTCTCCGTAGTGAGGAGAAGCGGCAGATATTCGATGCAGTTACCGAACTGATAACCGAATGGACAGGCTTCACTGCCGCACAACAGGATGAAGCGCGGCGTAGAGGTATACGCATCTGGGACCTTGTAGGTGGTATGTCACCGGCACAGCAAGAAGTCCTGAAAGAACTAGACTACTACCGTTGGATAGGTACAGCAAGGCCATTGCTCCCAGGTCGTGAACAACTTGAATTGAATCGTCTTGACCAGGATTGGGCAGATGTAGAGGAATACACGCTGGGTCGTAGGGAAGCCAGAACTCAACTAGAACAGGAGTTTCTCAATGGTACCCGTGGACCTGATGCATACCTTGCTGGCATGCGTGATGAGTCCGATAAAATCCGCGAGTTCATTGACCAGAAGATGTTAGACAATCCACTTATGACTTTGGAAGGTCGTACTGAATATGCTCTGGAGAAGGGCCGCACAATGCCAGTGCAGTCTCCATTCAATGAGCTTATCAACCTCTATTTTAGCATTGAGTTACTGGAGACAGTTGACCCAGCTACCGGTGAAATAGTGCGTGATTGGGATTCCTATTGGGGTCAGAGAGAAGCTATTGAGGATGCTATCCCTGACGATTACAAAGCTGATTGGCAGCAGGTACTCTCCAAGAATAGCACTCCTACTGAGGAGTTACGCGCTGACATCAACAAGCGGTACTTTATCCCATATAACAGTGTATGGGAAGTAGTGCTGGGTACATATACTCCTGAGGAGCAAGCACTACTGAAAGAGCTATTCTCCCTTGAGCGATTGGGTTCTAATCTTCCACGTCAAGAGGAAATCAAACGACAAATCACTGGTGAAGATAAACTACTGGTATCAGACTTCCGTAGAGAGGTATCCGCAGCTAAGAAAGCTCTCCGCTTTGTTAACCCAATGTTGGACGCATGGCTATTCTACTGGGGTAAGGTTACCAGCTTTGCCACTCCAGAAGCTCGTCAAACATATAACCAGATAGCCAAAAATACTGGTAGAAACATTGGTCCAGGAGGCGTATGATAGATGTACTGTGAGGAGGCTAATAATAATTGACCTGTAATACTATGTAGTAACTAATTTATTCGTAACAAAATAGACTTGACATAAGCCACCAAATGAGATAAACTAAGAATAGGAGTAGTAATATGCCTGAACCGACCTATACCAGCAACAGCGATGGCTCCGTGACAGTGACAGTGGAGGACAAGACCACTCGTTTTGTGAAAGAGTCTGACCTACTTGCGGTTAAGGGGAGTTCCGAAACCGAGAAAACACGCTTCGAGGGAGTGGTGTCAGACCTCCAAACCAAACTAGCTGATTCCACTAGACTCCATAACGAAGTACGTGCATCATTGGTGACGGAACAGGCGTCCAAAGAGACGTTGGATTCCAAACTCCAAGAGGCGACCGCTGCCGTGGGCAAGGTTGGTGAGTTGCAGGACAAACTTACAGCGGCGGAAGGCCGTGAGCAGGACGTTACAGCACTCTTGCTCGGACGGGTCAAAACTGACCTGTTGCAACGTGGTATCCCTGAGGAGAAGCTCAAGGATTCCGACCTAACTGCACTCAGGTCCATCGAGGATGCTCTCAATCTTGTCCCAGGTAAGCAGCCAGCAGATAAGAAACCTGCTAACTACATACCAGATGGCGGTGGTGGAGGTCCACTCGACAAGAAAACCGCTGTCGAACAGGCCTCGGAGGAACTAGCTCTGGCTAGGAAGCAACAGGCAGAGAAGGCTGCTGGACTCATCAAAGACCCGGATATGGTCCCATAAAGGAGAACTGAAATGGCTATTGGTCATTGGAACAATCTTACAGAAGCCAAAAAGCTGACCCAATCACAGCTTATTCCTGGCATCGTTGAGGAGGACATCAAGCGCAACAACCTCCTTGACATCATCCCGGTAGCACAAGCAATGGGTCAGTCCATCAAGTGGAATCGTGAAGTTTCCGCCAATGAGGATGATGTTTCCAACGTCGCGATTGGTGCGCAGCTTTCATGGTCCGCAAGTAAGCAATACGACCAGCAAGAGGTCGAATTGAAGCGCAAGTATATCCAGCGTATACTTGATTCCTTCATCCCAGATGTCTATGGAACCATCAACAACTACGAAGCTACTGTGTTGGTGGAAATGAAGAAGGCTATTATCCGCAACCTTGGTGATGCACTCGTCTACGATGATACCACTTTTGGTGATGGTGCCAGTGGCGAGGACATTGATGGCCTTCACGCTTGGGCAGCGGTACAGACCGGCACTGAACTGGACATTGAGTTGTCCGGTGCCCTGTCACTGCGACAGCTTCGTATCCAGCACGACGCCATGAAGTATGGTATCGACTTCACCTACATACCATATGTCATTGCCCGAAGGATTGATGCAGCCTACCAGGAAGCTGGTCTCGCTCAGTTGGCTACCGGTACTTCCGGCACAATGGGTTCAATCACCTATGGTGTGGATGACCACGGCAAGCGTGTATCATTCTTCGATGGCATTCCATTCCTCCGCACAGACTTCCTCATGGAAGAAACTGCCGACACTGGTGAGGGTTCTGACCAGCGTGCTAAGAGTACCAGTGGTAATAACTGGTCCCTCTTTAGTGTACGACTGGGTGATGTCTTTAACGGCGAACCTGGATTGGGACTCGGTTTCGGCAACACGGAAATGCTTGGACAGTTCTACAAGATTGTCCCGTTCGACAAGTTGGAAGATTTTGATGCACAAGGTCTGCGGCTTGTTTCCTACGTCAACACACTGCTTGGTAGCAAGTTGGCTCTTGGTCGCGTTTATGACATCACCGATGCTGCGGTGGTATTCTAGTTAAGGAACAGAATAGGTTACTAGTCAGTATCCTGCCGCTGGGTACACAGACATGGAGAGAGCGGTAAGAATAAGCTCTCCATCAACAGAGGACAGAAATGGCTTATCAAGGAAGTAAGTATCTCAGCAAGGTAATGAATCGGGATGGCTACGTGATATTTCTCCCCAATGTGGGTGCACGTGCTGACCTGATTCAGACCAATCCTCCAGACCCATATGCCGAGAGTGTTACACAGCTTTTCCCTCTCGGTACCAAACTCATACAGGGTGAGCGCATATGGCGTTATACCAAGGTTGGTGGCGTTGCCTTGAATATCGGTGCAGTCCAGCAACAGGCTAAGGCAGTCCATGCTGAACAGGATGACGACATTGCTATTGGCGCTGGGTTCGCCATCGGAATAAGTGTTATCAGTTTCACCGGTACTTCTAACCTAGCTGCGGACCCACTCAATACTACCAATGGACTGGCAGAAGGTTACATCTACTTCAATGTCGCTGCCGGTCTTGGTCAATGCTATAAGATTAAGAGTCATACTCTTGTCTCCGCCACTGAGATTCCTTTGACAATGTATGACGCATTAACTGTTGCTCTAACTACCTCCAGCAAGGCTGGACTTGTCCAGAACCCCTTTGCTAATGTCATTGCCTCAGAAGCGGTAGTTGCTGGCATAGTCACTGGAGTACCAATGCTTACCACCACAGCTTCATATTATGTGTGGCTCCAGAGGGGTGGTCCTGCCGCAGTGGCAGTTAATACTACTATCGCATTGGGCACTACTGTAGTTGCTGGTATCACTGCTGCCAAGGTTGACCCCGAAGCAAGTGTCACTGGAGAAGTCAATGTCGGTTATTGTATGACTCCTGGTGTCACGGCTGGCGGTGACCATGCTCTTATTTTCCTGACTCTAGATAGTTAACCACCTTTGAGGGAGGAGGGAAGTCGCCGCCTACTTTCTTCCTCCCTCAGCGAAGGAAAAGATAATGCCACTATATGAATACGAATGCACCGATTGTCTGAACCGTTTTGAGAGAATCTTGCCGCGTGACCAGAGGAATAATGGTATCTGTGATTGTGGTCATGTTGCAAGGTTGAGAATGTCTGCTCCAGCATGTATCACTGTAGCTGGAGACGCTGTTATCATGCAGGGTGGTAAAGTAATAGATACCCAAAAGAATGTAGGCCGTCAGTTTCCTACTGATTACATGAGAAAGGATTTGGGGATAACATAATGCCGAGGCAACAGACCACGAAAGAAATTGCGGATAACATCAACCTTATTGATAGTAATATCCGTAAATCTAAGTCTCTGGAGAAGTTCCATTGTGAGAATTGTAACAGGGATTTGTGGCATCCCAATCGTGGCATTACTATTACCTGTCCATACTGCTACCGTGCCGGACATGTTGAGCGTATGAAGAAACAATTTAGTGGATTAGCCATCATCCAGAGTGGAGGGTAGTAATGACTAAGCAAGTTCCAGTCGTGAATCAGGACATGGATGCCAGATGGCTAGTTATGGATATTGCCGGTGGTCTAGCTGCTGCAACTGTGTCCGAGACTCTCATTATCCCAGCTAATTCCTTAGTCCGTAGTGTACTGGCATATGTGAGGCAGAGACCTGCCAATGTCACTGGTACCTGCACATTGATTGTTGGGGATGATATTGAGGAAGATGGGTTGATTTCTTCCGTTGAGTTGATTCGTCATGTTAGTCCCATCATTGGCAATGACCACGAAGAACTGGGTTTTTACTTTGCTCCTGTATTGCCTATCAATCCATCAGATGTTGGCTTCCGTGATGTGAAACTCGCTACTGACCGTGAAACCGACCTGATACACGGTAAACTATACGCTACAGTGGATACTACCTTGACAGCGAAACTTACCACTGCTACTGCTGTTAATACCACAGAAGCAATTATCCGAATCTGGTTTGAGGTACTAACCTTAAGCATTAACTAAATACATGACTCATTGGCCGAAAAAAGGAGGTTACAATGGCAGTCGTAAAAGTTTCGCACCCACAGAAACGGTACCTACTTCTCAGCACTGACACTAAGCCGAGCAAAGCTGCTGGTGATGATGTTGATAATGGTACAACCCTACTTGAACTTGACACAGCTAAACTTTACACCACCAAAGATGAAGGTGCTACCTGGTATGTGAAGTTTACTAACCAACTTACTACGTTCGGAACTCCAACTCTTAACTCAGCCAATAATGGTAAGGCTAGATGGGATAGAGGTTCAACGTCCCCATTAGACCAAAAGAGTTCAACTGGATGGTTGGCAAATCTAGTTGGTGGGACTCAGACCGGGGATGATTGGTCGAGACTTGAAATCCCTGTCAACGAACTTCCAACTCCTCAATTCCTGGCGGCGCTGTGGTCATACTTCCAGACAAATGCAGAAGTTTACGGCGTCAATATGGTTATCTGGCTGCATGACCCTACTGACTTTGATAAGAGAGTTGAGGTCACTCAGGCGCCTTCTGGTGTAACTCTAGAAAAGGGTGCTGGCTGGAATGCTCATGAACTTGACCGAGCAGTTACACAATTCTTTTACTACGGTGAAAATGTTAGTGGCTCGGATTTAACTGCCGGTACGCAATATACATGGGACCAGTTCCGGGCTGATATTCTATTCTCTACATGGGTTCTTTATCGAGTGACCTATGAGTGGGGCTGGTATAGCACAGGGGTATTCGAGGATGCCTGGGTAGCTGATGTTAAATTGAATGGTGAACTTATCAGGATGGGACCGGCATCAGGTGTTCATAGAAAGACCGTCTCAGTTCAGAAAACCATGATTGCTTCTACCAAGGGGGCGGGTGATGTTTACTCCGAGAACGCTACTACTGGTACGGACTGGGATTTTGACTTTGGTGGCACCGGATATATTACTAAAGGTGTCATAATGCATGATGCCCAAATGAGTGAAAGGTTCGTGCTCTATCTGTTTAGTCAACCTCCTACTAGCGAAACAGATGATAATGTAGCCAATACTAGTCCTATTACCGCAGATGCACTGTTCTTTTTGGGAGTCATTGAGTTTCCTGCTATGTCCTATGTTCAGACTGGTGATGCTATCAGTGTAGTTACGCCTAGTGACCTTGGACATTTACCACTCTTATTTGATTCTCCAGTAGTATATGGAATCTTAGTGGGCCAAGATGGAGATACTACAGTAGCGGAAGCTCTTACTATTATCCTATCTGCTGATATGGAGGATAACTAATGGGGCTGTTGAGTTCTCCTGCACTTAAACATGTAGGAAGGTTTGGCCTTAAGTTTAGACCTGATGCCAACACTGTCCTGTGGCTTCCCGGCCAAGACGACCCTCAGAGCGCCACCATCAGAGACCGTAGTGGGTTTGGGAATGATGGTGCTATCACTGGGGCTACTTGGGTTCAGAATAGCAAGGGACTTTGGGTACTGGACTTTGATGGTATAGATGACATTGTAACTTGTGGTACTGATAGTTCCATTGACGAAATCTTTGATGGCGGAGGGGCTGTTGAGTTCTGGGTAAATCCTCGTTCAGACGGTGAGGGTAGTGCTGCACATCTGTATAGTAAAGGGGCTTGGTCTATAGAGTTCTCTTCTGAGGCTGGCGGTCTAATAATTATACGCCTCTCCTACAGCTTTGACGGTGCTAGTGGTGGTAACTGGAGAACATCGGCCACTGTAGTTCCAATAAATACCTACACGTATATCTTGATGAGCTACGATAACGGCAATGTAGATAATGACCCGATATTCTACGTGAACGATACAGTACCAGGAATAACGGAGATACTGACGCCTGTTGGAACACGGCTTTCTGATGCTGCCAGCACTCTCCATATAGGAAATCGAAGTGATACGGCAAGAACACATGATGGTACTTTAGCTCTTGTCAGGGCTTGCAATGTAATTCCCCCAGTAACTACAGCAGCTATTCGTTATCGCCAGGAACGAGGACTGTTCGGAGTATGAGACAGATATTGCTCAGTGCAACAGTGGTTGGCATGGGATTGGCATTCCTGTACCTCTTCTACCAAATCCTCACCAGTGGTAAGGTCTATTTCCACGAGCCTAACCCGGTCATCCTGTGGGCAGAGATAGTGGTGATTGGGATACTCACGGGATTTGGTCTCTATATGTTTATCAAGATTATCAGGAGAAAGAAAATGTCAAAGCACCCTATCAAGAAACCACATAAGCCGAGGAAGTAAATGCCAAAGACTCTCAGTGCAGCACTCCTTGCAGAAATGTTAGCGGCTTCCAACAAGCCGTATATCAAGCTGGAGATTAATAGCGTTCAATATTTTCCTAAACTGCTAATTCTCCGTCACAGTGAGGAGCCATACCGTGACTTTGCTACCATTGTGTTGGATAACCATGATAGAGCATTTGATAGCTTGAACCTCAAAGGCCAGTACTTTGAGATAGCTTATGGTCACGAAACTGGTAACAATGTAGCGGATAGCACTGGCTCTGACGACCCTACTGCAAGCTATGGTGATGCTGATGTCAATGAGTTTTCCTACACACCTGGCCTGTGGGTGAAAAGCCAGCAGATAGTTACTAGCGGTGATATTTCCGTATGCCAGTTATATTGTGAAGGGATATGGATGTTCCTACGTGAGTTGAAAATCCTCCTTTCACTTACCGATGCAGAAGGTGGCGAGAAGGTGGCGCCATATTGGAGAGCCGCATATGATGGTACCACTGCCACTGTCTATGACATCATGGAAGACATCATTGAAACCGCGTTTGGGTTCACACTAGATGCATTGTCTGAGGATGATGGTATCATTGATAGTTTCAAGCCGATATTGGACATCAATAATGCTCCATATGAAAATGCGGCTTCTGTCCTCTATGACCGTCTGTTACTAATGACCAAGAGTTACCTACGATGGAGAGCGCACAAACGAGCGTACATTGTTTATCCTCAAGATGGTGATTCAGTGGATTGGACAGTGTATTCTTATAAGGCTCCTTACTTCTATGGCTACCAAGAAACCAAGAATCTTACTATCCCTAACACTATCGCAGTGTATGGTAACAGTGAAGGTGCTTCCGAAAATGAATGGCCTAATATCATTGTTAAAACAGCGGTAGATACCACTGCCAAAGCTGAGTATGGTGGTGTTGAAGTTACCAAACCGCATATTGATGGTAGTTTAACTACTGATACTGCTGTCCAGAACCGTGCAGACGCACTCATGGCTAGACAACTTGCTGAGGAAATACCGGGTAATGGTGTCATGCCACATCATCATGGAATTGAAATGTATGATAGAGTATCTGTTATAGGTTCTAGAGGACTATAATGCCAGAGCTACAGGACTTTACAACCTATATAGAAGTAGACCCAGGCGCTGATATATCAAAGACTGCGGCTAGGATAACTTGGGCTAGTATGCCCAACACCGTAGAATCCTATGTCTACAAGGATATGACGGCAGGGTTCTTCTCTGGTGACTTTGCATTTACAATGGCTATCAATCAGTCAGTAGCTACTAATGGAGGTAGGGTAGGTCATTGGGCAGTTGCAAATGCAGTAGATTCTAGACGTGGGTTATTCGATGCTAATGAGAGTTACATTGTAGTAACCTCTAGGCAGACAGCATCGTCACCAACAAACAAGATAGGTATATTGGAAGGTGATAGCGGCTCTGAGTTTTTAAGTAGTGAGATTGCTATAGATAAGGGTACTGTATATTACTTACTGATTACACGTGATGAGTCTGCAGGTACATATGGTACTATGACACTTTCGGTTTATACTGATGAAGCTAGGACATCTTTAGTAGGCTCTGTTGCCCATTTGCTGCATAGTTCTAAGAAGGACTACCGTTACCTGTATGGTTGTCAGGCAACTGAATTTGGCGGTGGTGGCCTTATATCTGGGCATACTGAGAATATGAAGATGTCTAACCTGAGTACCGTCCCTGTAATTGTATATCCTGAGGAAAGGGACGTTGGCGGTGGTGTTCATCGAGTTACTAGTCTTGTCCATGTTTATGACCGAGTGCAAAATATCTATGATTTGGAGTTCCAACTCGGTGAAGTTTCCGCTGATAAGATGCCATTAGTTGAGGGAGTTATTGCAGAAATACCGCCTCCTCCTGTAGGTCCAACAGGACTTCCAGCATTAGCTCCACCTGGCGTGATGGGAATTACCGACCCTAACATAGCAATACCTCCTTTTGTACTTCCATCTGTACCTCGACCAGATGGCTCTAAACCAACTATACCTGGACTTCCTAGACCCTTCCCTGACTTACCTCCTATTGAAAAGCCCGGACAAATACCTAGACTTGAGCCGAAAGAAGGTCTTCCTGGATTACTTAGGCCATTCCCTGAATTACCTCCTATAGAGAAACCTGGTATGGTACCTAAGTTTGAGGCTCCATTCAGTAAGAGAGGTAGAGGCTTGTCTGGTGTCGAAACTCCACAAGAGCGTAGAGCCAGGTTACTTGGCAGAGTAGGTATCGGAACAGCAACTCCTCCAACAGGTGGAGAAACTGAGCAAGAGAAACGTGCTAGACTTCTAAGTGAAATAGGTATTGGTGGATAATGACATTCCGACATGAGCGTCCAACAGTCCACAAAGAGAGGTTAGGTCGACCAGCATCAGAGCCAGTGGTTGACCAGAGTGAAGGTGTGGCATCTTCTATTCCAATCAAGCACTCATCCTCACATGAATCAGGTGGCAGTGATGTAATGGATATAAGTGGGTTGACAGATATTGCTGTAACTTACGATAGTGTTGTAGTGGTTAGTGACAATGGAAATGTGGTGACATCATGAGTAGATTAAAAGAATTGTCAATAGCACTCCTAGCATCAGTTTCTGGTGTGGATATGAAAACGGCAGGAAAAACTGTCCTATACTCTGTGTCAGTGGGAAAAACAGGGTATGTCCTATTCGTAGTGGTTAGAGAACCCAGTGCTAGTATGGCTGGAGGCACTGATTACGATTTAGGAACAGGTGCTAATGCCGATACCTGGAGACAGACAATTAACCTGTCTAGTATGACCACTCTAGCTACGGATTATATGGCTATAGCTGGCGCAGATGTAACCAAGTACACTGACAATGCCGCTGCTGCTGCGTTTGGAATTAAGGTGATAACCGGCACCACAGCAGCTTGTACAGCTACCATTGATGTATTTGGGTTCGAGGCATAATGTCTAAAAGACTAATCTCTGGAATGGAATATCCCAAAGTCAACCAGGATGGTGGATTCCAGATAAGCTCTGACATCATCCTTCAAGACTACATCAAATACTTTGGTGATAGGACATTACTTACTGGTGGGGCTATTACTGACAATGGTGATGGCACTATTGCTGTGACCAGTGGTACAGCTTGGGCTAAGGTTACTGATGTGGATACTGCTGTAGGCAAGTTCTTTGACTTCTCTGCTGACAACAGCGTAGCTCTTACTGACCTAGTTACCAACTACATATACCTTGACTACAATGGCGGCACTCCGCAGATGGTAGTGTCTACCAGTATCCTAACTCATGGTTTCAAGCAAGACCATGTACTCGTAGGTACAGCCTTCCGAGATGGACTTATCTCTCACTTCCACCATGTAGACACAGTGGGGATAGGACGGATGGGCAGGGTAGACATGCACCATAGGGAGGAGCACGCTGTTCATCGTGTGGATGGAATAGTTACTTCCTCAGTTGGAACCCGTAACCTTAGTATAACTGCAGGAGTGCTATACGAGGGTGTTAGTAGACATACTACATCTCCATTCACTACGCCCAATTCAGGAACTGCTGATGCTACCGAGGCTAACAAACTCCACGATGCTGATGGAGGATTTGCTGCTACTGATGTAGGGAAGACAGTCCACAATACTACTGACGACACCTACGCAGAAGTGACTGCGTTTGTGGATAGTGGAGAACTCACTCTCAGTGCTGACATATTTATTAGTGGCGAGAACTATGACCTGGACTCATTCACCTACTGGTACACAACTGATAGTGGCTCTACTTGGACTGAGGTTAGGGGCGCTACCGCTATCAGCAACAGTCAGTATAACAACATTGCCAGTGGGCTGGTAAACCTGACCGCCAATAGGTATGGTGTTCACTGGGTCTACATGGAAGTAGATGGTGAGCATTTCCATGTCCTATACGGGCAGGGAAACTACAAAATCAATGAGGCTGAGGAAGCAACCCCCCCGAGCATAAGCCCCAACATTGTCAATCAATACTGTGCTCTCATCGCAAAGATTATCGTTCAGGAGGGGACTAATACTCTCAGCATCATGTTCCCCTGGACTACAATCTTCACGTCTAGTTTCGCCACCGACCACGGCTCGCTAGGTGGTCTTGCTGACGACGACCATCTACAGTATCTCCTTGCTGATGGCACAAGGGCATTATCTGGTGCTTGGGATATGGGTAGTCAGTTAATCACCAACCTGAAACTTGGCGGCACAATGGATGCTAACTCTGAGGCTTTAATAAATGTCTTGGATTTAGACTTTGGTACTGAGTCCCTCCCGGGTACCTTTTGGGCTACGTTAACCGCTGCAAATGCTGGCACAGCTTGGCTCATTATGTCAAAGGACAGCATCGACATCCATAGAGCAAGATTAGCCTTGAGCGGCGGTGTTGATACTGCGGTATGGTCATGGGTAAATAGTACGCTTACAGGCATAGTGCTGAGTGGCGCCCTGGATGCCGCTGGACAGTTTGTGAAGTGGACATCAAGCCTCGACTCCTCCTCAGTAGCCAATGAGGTTTCGATAAGTGGCTATGACATAGACGCCACACATCGGGTCTTGGCGATTAGTTCCGAGGAGACGGTAGCAACAGAAACTGTGGAAGCCAATCGCACGCTCCGCGTTAGAATCAATGGTGCCACTTACAAGATGCAGTTGGTAGCCGTCTAGGGGGAAGGTAATGGAAATCAACATCGAGGAACAGGAAGCAAAGCTCAAGGCTGAGGCACAGAGGATTGGAGAGGAACTTATGGAGGCAAGGAAGGGACAGGTTATGCTCCAACAGAAGGAGCAAGACCTAATCAACCAGGTACTCAAAAACCAAGGGGCACTGGATTTGCTGAATGACCTTATGGTATCAAGTCTAAATATTGAGGTGTAATCATGGACCTGACAGCATACTACGCGGCAATAAGAACTGACCTTAAGGATAGTGGCGCACTGTGGGATGACCCTGAACTCAAGCGCAGTGTGGAACGAGCGGTGTTGGATTTGTCCAGGTTTATGCCACTTGAAGC